ACGTTTCTCAATTACACAATCTGCGTCACTGTAACTGATAGAAATTTCAGTGTCGTCAATTGCGCGCAACAGTTTGGATATTTTGTATCTACCATTAAAACTATCTAACTCAGCATCTTTGAAATTAATAATAGATGTTCTAATAAGAGATTTTAATGAATCTTGTGAGCGAGTAGTTTTAGTAGGATCATAGTAAACATCAGCAAAAATATTTAAATATCCATAATCAACATCAACAAACTCAGGAATTACTGTGACAACAGACACTGGTTTGATGACGTTGTTAATTACATCAAGTTTTTCTGAGTCTGTGATTTCAAATCCTAGCGCTGGTTTAGCAGCAACATAAATTTTGCCATAAACTGGTGGATCATTTTCTTCACCACCCCATACATTGACTGCTTCGAAGTATGGATAGTTTTTATTAATAAGAGCAATCAAGTCATCTTTAGTGACTCCGCGACCATTAGCAACATAGGCTTTTGGTGCAGTATAACGTATTCTTTCCACGCTTTCTTGTGCTGCGCCACCTTGTGCTGGTGCTATTGGAAATATAATACTTTGTGAGAATCCACCAACAGTATCTGTTAGTGTAAATGAGTTTGCTTTGTTGGCGGCTGTACCTTCAGTTTTAATGTAGGTTACAATGACTAGATTGCCATTGGTAAGTTTCTTGCCAATTACATCATCGCCGAAATAGATTTTGTATTTGCCGTTTCTAGATTCTTCGATATAATATACAGCGTCAGTTGACACAACAGTGGTCGCGTCAGTTGCTAGTGTAAATCTTTCAGTTTTAATACTTGTAGATGACTCTTGTACAATTACTTCTATGGTCGTAGTATCTACGCCTGAATCTGGTAACTCAAAACTCTGAGTAGGATTATTCGTTGAGTCGAATGAGAACGTATATGTCAATGGTCGACCTTGGTAAATATAAAGATCATCAAAGCAAAAACGATTACAAGTTTCATCGTAAGTTGCAACTTTTGCATCTTTGTTCACAAAAACATAGGAAGCACCGCTGATAGCACTAGACTGAAACCTGGTATACTTTGGTAATGTTAGTGTTGTTTGGGTATTGCCAACTGGTCTAGTGATCTGCAGATTAACTGTTGCTCTTGGAGCAACGGCAGACACTGGCGTATACCCCAACATCTTGGCATGAGATACTACTGAATCTCTCATCAAAGCAGTATCCAAGAACATCTCGTTGGCGATCATATTATTATAGAAAGCCATATAATGCGTATTGTACGCAAGAACATCTAGAAGCGTGTTTAGACCAGAGGCTTCGAAGTCATAGTCCGTAAATTCTTCCTGATCTCGTAGGAAATTCTTAAGATTGTTTTTAATTGTAAAAAAATCTAGTTCGGATACGACTAGTTTTTGGTCGGTATTAGCCATTAACGGACCTTCTCTAGGAACATTGTTAAGGTGACAGGTGCTTCAAGATTATTTATGAAGAATCTTAGAGTAACATCGTATCCATTTTCTTCTGAATTAGCCTGAACTCGAAGCGCATCGATACCAACTCTAGGCTCATAATTTGTTATACAGTTTAGAATATCTAAGCGAATAGAGTCGGCTGTAACAATAGAAATATCTTCAAACAGAAGTTTTCTTAAGTTCGATCCAAACAATGGTTGAAATGGTTTTTCGAATGCGTTAGTTTGAATTAAATTCTTCAGTGCGCCTATAATTGCAGCATTGCCTGTTCTACGATTTACGTCATTGGTTACTGGATGGCGACCGAAATTTAAATCTAAATCTTTATATGTTCTTGTTGTTATGTTTATTGAAGCCATTATTCCTACCCTTTAGCATGTATATTTAACATGGTTGCACACATGGATCCTCGAGAACTGGTGGTAGACTTGGATCTGGAATATTGTCAATAACAATATCAGCAGCATTCTGAGGAGTCTTCGGAGTCTCAAGTACGAATACCGCATCAGGAATTAAATTAAAGAGTGCAGGATCAGTTGCATCTGGTGGAACTGGCGCTTCAACTGGCGCTGGTTCATTTTCAGGTGTGTCTAATGCATCACTAAAGTCATTCAGAATATCAATAAGATCTGACTTAGTGGCATCACAACCTTGTCTTATTGGGTTTGGTAACAATACTGATTCTAGGAACTCGTCGTCTTCAACTGCCTCTTCACCAGTCTTGAGGTTTTTTCTACCGCAAGAATGTTTCCAGAATTTCAATAGACCCTTGATTAATCCCTTCACTGCATTGATTGCAGCAAGATCTTTTTGGACTGAGTCATTTAATGTAGCACGTAAATCCTCAACTTCTTGGAGTTTATTCTCAAGGTAAGTTGTAAGTTCATTGTCAGACATATACCGAATGGCGTCATTTTGCAGATCGTCAATTAATCCTTGTACAGTCTTTTTAACTGCAGCCATGTAAGGTCGACCATTTTCCAACGATCCTGTAACATCTGTTGGGTTATAGGCTGATGCGGTCATGTATTGACCATTTGAAGCGCGATACTTTGTTGATAGATCACTGATCCAAGGTGAGCCATCAGGATTGGCTGGCATACCGTCAAACAATTCTCTCATTAATGAGAAGTCGTCGATAATATCTTCTGGATCATAAGTCTCAGACATCTGTTGAGTATATTGCTCATCAACAACTTTATAAACAACCATGTTCTCTTTGCCGCGCAATGGTGCATCAACAGTTATGGTTGTATTGGTTACTGCAACGACGAAGTATTCTAAATCATCATAATAAATCTTATCGTTTGCGCTCAGTACAGAAGAGAACGAAGTACCGTTGCCAGTAATAACATTATCCAAACAAACACTGTTTGAGGTGAATGCAGTGTATCTATAAACCAAAATGTCTGTATTCGTTGATGTGAAGTTTGTATTGACTGTAAATCCAGTTTCTTTATAAAGTGATGCTGATGCATTCGCATTACGGAATGGTCTTGTGACTGTTAGATAATCACCTCTAGCATTAATTGTATTGACTTGCTTAATCTCATTGTTAACATTAATATACATTCCTGGTGTGACTTTTAGAGTCGAACCAGTAGCCAATACTATGTTTGCAAGATTTAGAGTTGTAAGACTGGCGGTGTTAACGTAAACATCATTCGCAGTCACACTCACAGTTCCACCGCCAGTGTGGAGTGTATACGTTCTACCAGTGACGACGTAAAGTTTACTATTAACAGCAATCGTAGAGCCAACGTTGATTGCAGGATATGAGGTTTTGCTCAAGTTGGCTGTAGCAGTATTGGTCGAAGCAATGTTGATGGTTCCACTTAATGCGATATTACCATAAATTTCTTCACCAACCAACAGTTTATCATCAACGTTAATACCCTGTAGATTATTAACATGGTTTTTAAATGATTGCATGGAATCATATAAAGTATTTCCAGCCACGCTCCATTGAGCAATAGTCATCCCACCAATTTTATTTTGAGGGTCGTTAGCGTATTGTGTCACGCTGCCGAGGCGATCTAACAACGCTGTTCTTGCATTGGCTACTGCACCAGTTCTGGTAAACAAATCTGGTAATGCCTTTTGTAATCCAGCCCAGCCATTTTTTGTTAATTCATTTAAAGGTATTTCAGCGCTCTCAAGCGCTTGTGCCATAGTAGAAGTGCCGTTGGCTACAGCATTAGAAAATTCTTCTTTGATTGCATTTAATGCGCTCTTGCCTGCCTTAATTGCATCTTTTACACTTTGGATAATATCTTGAATTGCTTTAGGGGGAAACGATCCTGTTTTAGCAAAAGGAATTGGTGATCCAGTGAATGTGATCGCAAGCGTCTGCAAAAGGGGAATGCCCCCAATCAGACAAAGAATCCACTTGATTACCTTACTTAACTTTAGTAGGACACGTACTCCTCTAATCGAAGTTGATCGACAGGAATTTTATGTTTCTTTAAAAATTCGTAGTCGTCTTTAGAAATCTTTTTGTTGCTATACACAAGTTTCATAATTTGTTGATAACGTCTGACGACACTTTTAGATAGGCAACACATTATTTATGACCCCTCAGTAAGCTGAGGAATATCAGATTTAAGTGTTGTAAGATCAGCATTATCCGCTGCAGTTTGTAACGTTTTTTCAAAATCTTCTGCGACTTTAATGGAGTTCGTAGATCTTTGTGTAGTTGATGCGTCAACTGTGGTAAGGAAGTTTCTCTCAAGAGCGCCCATACCATCAGTTTTTTCTTTTGCATTTTTAGAAACAACTGGTTTCATAATAGGATTTGGACCTTTATAATTTGCTGCGCCTTCAAGTTGAGCAACTGCATCAGCCTCTGGCACCACTGGTGGCGCGATTTGAGTTAACGCATAATTCATGTAGCCAACTGCACCATCAGTCCAAATTTGAGGTCCAAGAAGTTTTACGCCAGATGTTGCAGTAGATTGACTACCGCTACCAGCAATCGCATCAACCTTATCTTTTGGCAGAACGCCTTCTAGTGCTTTACGAATAATATCAGACATACCATCATAGACACCACTGATAGTTGTCAAACCACCAGAACTATGAACAGCGCCTCTGGCGCCATAAGATGATAATACACCTTCAGCTCTAATGCCTAATCCTTGAACACCATATATCTTTGCAGTACCAAACGAGCATAGATCCATATTTCCGCGAGAAGTAATCTTAACATTAGATCCTTTCATGTTAATATCACCAGAACTTTCAAAGTCAATGCCGTCAGCTTGTATCACAAGTTTACCATTAATGCGCAAAAACATTCCACCTTGCGTTGTTGTAATCTTGTCACCTAACACATACTCTTTATGATTACCCATCACAACATCATATTTGTGATTAAATGATTTTTCCTTAATAGAACCTGATGGCATAAACTCTAGTGTAGAACCAGTTCTGTGGGATAACTGAACTCGCTCATAGTCTTTCGTGTCATCCATTTCAAACGCATGACCAGATTCAGTTTCCTGAACATGATTAAATGGAAACTTTGCGTTATATGAAGGAAATGGTTCGCTCCAAACTTCTTGCACTCGCCCTTCTCCCGTTGGCTGAGATGTTTCTTTTGCTGTCTTTATATACTTTACACGATTTCTGCGTTGAAAATCGATTGCAGTTCCAGTGATAGATTCCGATCTAATACCTATAGACTCAGCAGTAACATCGCTTTCAATTCTATTAGGTCTTGCTAATCTTGATGTTGTAGGTTCGTTTAGAACTTTACCAGGATTTGTTTTCGGTGTATCAGAAGTATACGTTGGAGGTTTGCCATCAGTGCTGACTTCACTAGATTGCAATTTTCTTGGATATGGTCTAGTTTCTTTAACCGCTTGCGTAAATGGATCACGAAATCCTTGACCTTCATCTGGTGTAAAATCAGGAATATGCGGAACAGTTCCAAGCATAATTGGTACATTATGTTGGTGACCATCAGCAAAAAAACCAAACACCAACGTGCCTTCTAATGGTGGGTTAGTTGTATTCTCACCAAGTGGATTTACTGGATGCGCCCATGGTAAACTTTTAGTTGGTACTTGCACAGTATCTTTAGGATGGAATCCATATATACGCACTTGGCATCTTCCTAGAAACATAGGATCAACTCTATTTTCAACGATACCCATCCACCAAACAAATGTATTAAATGGTTGTTGTGGATTCTTATCAAAAGAATCTAGTGAGGATGGTACTTTTTCTTTAGAATTGATCATATTAAACAGTCAAAGGAAGTCCAGGAGAGTTGCTGGCTAGAGCAATAAAGGTTCGCAATCCAGTTGATTTAGTTAAATTGTGTCGAACTTTAGT